TCAAATTGAGAAGTAATTTTCTTTTCTTCATTCATAAATTCTTCCATCATTTGAGCAATTAAAACTGCTTTTCTTGATTCTATTTTTTCATTAAGCATTTTTACTTGAATTTGCATTTGTGGATTTTGCATTGCTTGTTGATTTTGTTGCATCTGTTGTAACTGTTGAATTTCTCTTTGAAATTCTATTTCAACTTGTTCTTGTGCCATTAAAGAAATATGTTCAAAACAATTTTTTTCTAAGGATGCCATAATGACAGGTGCATTTCTTGCCATGTTAGTTGCCATAAAATTTAAATGAGCAGTCATGTGTGCTCTATGATCTTGTCCTGGAAAAGCTTGGAATTGTTTCCCTGCAAGAGCATCTATGTGTTCTAATGCAGGGTCCTTTGGTTGTGGCTGTTCTGGTCTCATTAAAATTTTATCAATGTCTTTAATACCTAATGCTTCATACATGCTTCTATAAATTTCATACATGTTATGAATTTGAGGATTAGACATTGCAAGTTGTAATTCTGTTTGAGCAATAGAAATTCTTTGTGTTTGTGAAAATATATTTGGATCTGCAACTGGAATGATATCTACTTTTTCATCAAAATCAGTTTGTTTAATTGTTTTTTGTCCACCTACAACATCATAAGGATATTCAGGTGGTAAATATAATGCGAATACTTTTGCAAGTAATTTAAATTCTTGTTTCATTGCTGCATACAATCTTTTGTGAATTGCAGACATTACTCGTGAACCTCTTTCCAGCAAAGCCACGGTCGTCCCCACTGCTGCTTGCTGATTCCCATCCCCTACTTGCATGTCCGCTATCGAAGCAAAGCGCTGACCTGCTTGAACCACGACCCCCATAAGAGCTAATAAAGTTTGCGAAGGTTCTTTGTATGGCAAAGTCATAAATGCATCTCTAAGGTTTCCACCAGGAGCATCTACATCTCTCCATTCACCCGGTTGAATAGATTGAGCATCATCTCTAATTCTAATTCCTCTTTGTTTAAATCCTGCTGGTAAATTAGATAGTGTTCCTGCATCTAATAACTGTCTTAAAGCTGATGTAGCAGTACGTGATAATCCACCTATCATTTGAATTAAACCAAAACCATAAAAACCAAGTCCAGGTAAGAATTTAAAATGAACAAAATAATTTACTTTTTGTTTTTTAGGATCGTTTTCAATATAGTTTCTTCTAATAGATAAAATTTCTTTAGATCCTTCTTCAATAGTTACAATGTATGGAAGTTTAATTCCTGTGGGCTCACCAGAAGCATCTGCATCTTCAAATCCTTCTAAATCTAAATTAACATGACATTCTAATAATGTAAAAATCTCTTCAGGGTTTCCTTTAGTGATTCCTTCAAGACTTCTTTCTTTATCTTTAATATCATCTGCATTTGTAGATTGATCTGATGGTATTAAATCTATGTCTCTATAAAATCCTGCTACTTGTTGTTTTCTTAAATCATTTGCAGAAGTTTTAATTACATGAATAACTGCATCTGCTTCATCTAATGATGTTGCTGAATAAGGAACAACAATATCTTGAGCTTGAACAAATTCTGATACAGCTCTTCCTAATGTTTCATTGTAATAAACTTTTTTAAAAGTAGATCCTGATAAAGGTAAATAAAATAACATTTGATCAAAATCAGATTCATACTCTTGCATGACATCCATAATTTGATAATTCATAAATTCACAAACTCTTGAAGATTGTTGTTCAATCTGTGGAGTTGAAAGACCTACGATTTGAGTTCGCACGGGCCCGCCCGCGGGAAGCAATTCTTTATAAGCTAAAGCTTGAAATTGTGTAACGGCTTCTGCAAGTACGGGGTGAGTTGCACCCGATGCACCTTGAAAAGGTTCTGTACGTTGTTCGTATTTAAATCCTAATAAATCTAATCCTTGAGTATAAGCTTGTTCCCAATCTGATCTTGAATTTTTATAATCTTCGTAATTTTGTAATAACTCTGAACCTAACATACCTAGTTCTTGTTCATCAATAACTTCAGCAAGGTTTCCACCAAATTCTATTTGAGCAGTTGAATTTTTTGATGGATCAAGATTTATATCAACACTTCCATCTTCATTCTCAACAATATCAGTAGGTCCCGCTGGAATCTCTTCAACAGATTTTGCAATCTGTTCTACTTCTAATTCTCCGGGTGTAAGTTTATCTGCTACGTTTGGTAACGACTTGTCTATTTCTGCCATTTGTTATTTTCTCCGATTTTACTGTTGTAACAGTATTATAGTTAATATTCAAGCCCTGTGGGTTTGGGCCACGTAATGGTGGTATAGTTCTTGTTAGTCTTTTAGTCATTTTTCTTCTTTGGATACATAAATTCCATTATTGGATAGTTTTCATCTGAATTATAAGATGCAGCAGGAATTTCATCAGTGTATTCTGAATGAGTTATAAATTTTTTCTCAAATTTTTCTTTTTCTGTTTTTGGCAATTCTTTATACCATTTATCTAAAGCTTTAATAACATCATCCCCTTCAGTAGCAGTATCATAATAATCATAATCTTTTCTATAGGGATCTGATTTAGTAGGTGCTTTATAAGAAAAATTTGGTGGTTCAACTTCTACAGTATAATATTCCCAAGCTCCAGGATGTTCTGGATCTATACCATAAGCTTGTTTTCCTTGTTTGCCTTTATAAAAATCAAAAGAATGTCTTTCATCTGTTAATGGATTTGTATAATAAGCTGTTACACTACCTTCAGCAGGATCATGTATAAATTCAAATTTAACATTTGTTTTTCCACCTCCTATTGTATTAAGTTCTAAGGGTATTGTTATCTCTCTTTTAAATTCTGTCATACCACTTCTCATATAATCTTGACCAATTACTTTTCCTTTTGCTAAAGAAAACTCAGATAAGTATGGAAAAAATTCTGGCATATTATCTACAACACCGTGAGTAGCAATTCTTACGGCGTTTCCAGTCTTAGCTACTTTAACTCCTGTTTCTAATAATCCTAATTTTTTAGCTGTTGGATATGCAATAGCTCCACCTGTAATAACAGCGCCCATTTTTAAAAGATCTCTTCTTGTTGGATCTACTGTTTCTTCTAATACAACAGGTGCTTTTGTTTTTAAAGCACTAGTTGCTCCTTTAACAATTCCATATGCTAAAAATGGATCCATAAATGAACCTGCTATTTCAGCGGTTTCTCCTCCAAGCAAAGTTCCTGTTGTTGGATTTTTAGGAATATTTTTTTCTATTAATTTATTTATTCCTAATTTTTCTCCTGCAACGGGATGATAAAATTCAAAGTTTTTTCCTTCTTGATTAAATAATATTTTTAAAGGTTGTCCTACTAAAAACTCAGTTGTTTCAGCAGCTCCTTTTAAACCTTTGCCATAGAAATATTTTGGATTTGTTAAAAGTTGTTTTCCTGTTTCTGCAAAATAAGCTGCTTCAGATGGAAAATCTTCTTTGTATCTTACGCCTTTTTCTTTTTGAGATTTTTTATATTCTGCTGCTTCTGTTTCTTGTTGAAGTTTTCTTTCTTTCATTTCTGTTAATTGCCAATCCAAAGCTAAAATTTTATCTATATTTTTTTCATTAATCATTTGTTGTTCTAATATATCTATGGGGTCACTAAAACCAAAAGAAGGTATTTCTTGTGTATAACCATCATCAGAACCATTTGCTAATTTAACTCGACCTCCTTCTTTTTTACCATAATCTTTTCTAAAAAAATCAGTAATAGGTCTTCCTTTATTATCTCTAGGAAGTATGGTTTGTTTTGGTTTAAAATCAGGTGCCCAAAATTCTATATGATCATTTATTTTTGTAAGTGGATTACTTATTGGTTGATAAAAATCATTTGTTTTTAATATTCCTTTTTCAATATCAGGTCTTAATCTTACTTTAACTTTTTTTGCATGTTCTAACACATTTTGTAATGCAACTGTTTCTGAATTTGTTAATCGTTTAGTAAAATCCAAACTTTCAATAAAAGCTTCGGCATCTTTTTTAAAATTGTTATTAAGAACTCTTGGAATAAGGTTTCTGTTTTCAGGAACATCTGTAAGAGGTCCTTTTCTTTTTACAGAGCGAGCGTGATCCATTTCAAAAAATCTTGTGGTATCATCAGTATCTTTATTTAAAAAAGACAAATTAGGTTTTTCAAAATAAATTTCACCTGTTTTTTTATTAACTCTACTTCCTAATAATTTTAATTTTTCTGGATTATTATTTAAATAAGAAAGTAACAATTCAGGGTTTTCCTTTATTTGAGAATTAGTTTGTTTTTGTGTTGTTCCTTGAACTAAATTAATTAATCTTTCTCTTTCAGATAAAGGAGTATTTCCTACTCTTTCTCTGTATGAAGCATCTCTTTGTTTTTTTGATTCTATTCTTGATAATCTTCTTTCTTCATCATATTTTTCTTTTTCGTACATCATTTGTTTTTTTCTATATCTAACATTTGAGTCATATAATTCATTAAAATTAGGAATTTCTTTTTTAATTTGTTCTCTTGCTTCATCTCTATTAGGAATTTTATATGTTTTAACGTCTGTAGGTGTTCTTTCAAAAGCAGGTTTTAATATTTTAAGTGGATCAAAAAAATTTTCATTTGGAACGTATGTTTTATCTGCAGCCATTTTTCTCATTTCATTTTTATAATCTTCAACAGATAAAGAATTTAACTGCATTAATCTTTCATTAATTTTTCTTTTGACACTTTGTTCAGAAATTTTTCCAAATTCATTTGAGCTAATTAAAAATTCTTTATTTTTAACTTGTGGAAAAATAATTTCAAAATTTTCATTTGGTGTTTTTGTATTATCAATTAATGGAATTATTTCTTTTTCAAGACCACCAATAGCTTCTACAAATACTTTAGATTTATTTTGAGTTCCTGTTTTTGAAGGAAGATTTAATTTTTTTGCTAAAATTGTTTGATAAG